AGAGAAAAGAGTATTTGCCTTTTCTGCTTTAACATCAAGGCTTTGAATAACCCTCTTTTGGCCGTCTGAAAAAACGCGGTCAATGATTACGGGCCTTTCTTGCCCTACACGCCAAAAGCGGCGAACGGCTTGGTAGTACTGTTCATAAGAAAATGTGGGGAAGTACACGGAGTGATTGCAGTGCTGCCAGTTCAGGCCAAAAGCAGTCATCTCTGCCTTGGTAATCAGTTTTTTTATTTCCCCTTTTGAAAAGGCCAAAAGAATTTCCTCCTTCTTTTCCAGATCCATGCCGCCTTTAATCTGAACGGCGCCCTTGTCCAGTTTTGCAAGAAGATCACCCTCGTTATTAAGGTTGCACCAATATACAGACGTTTCGTGTTGGGAGGCTAATTCAACAGCCTTCTCACACCTTTCGTTTGTGGTCTGTTTGTTTTCCGCTCTTACCTCTGTCAATCTTCTTGCATCGGCGTTAAACATTTGTATTTGGCCGTTTACAATAAGATTGTAAGGGTTTTTTACCGGGTGGTCATTTATAATCAATTCGGGAAGATTAAACCCTTCGTCTGAAAATCCCAAATCAGATGGGCGGCGCATACTGATTGACCAGGTGGACACCCATTCAAAAAAAGCGTCTACCGCGTGGTTTTTTAATCTCCACTCTGTGCCTATATTTTGCGGGCTTATCGTATCCTCGTTGTTTCTGAAAAACTTGGTCAGCATGTCGGAGTATCCTAAATATCCCAACGCTTCGCTGCTTGTACCAAGTTCGGTAAAGTCATTCGGAGACGGGGTTGCGGTATAAAGAAATCTGTATCTAACCTTTTTCAGAAACGATGTTACCTGATTTTTGATTTTACCGTCAAAGTTTTTCAGGATGCTGGATTCGTCACATATCACGCAATCGAAGTCGTTAGCGTCAAGCAGGTGAAGGCGCTCGTAATTGCAAATCAGTATGCCGGTTTTCAGTTCACCTTTTTTTGTGTGACTAACATCGTCAATCCCGAATTTTTCCGCTTCATTTAAGAATTGAAAAGCGACGGCTAATGGAGTAAGGATAAGAACCCGTTTATTGGTTGCCCGGAGATAATTAACGGCGGAAACCAGTTCGATAAAAGTCTTGCCCGATCCGGTGTCAAGATACCCAGCGCCACGGCCTTTTAAAATCAGGTGTTCTGCTGCGTATGCCTGGTAGTCTTTAAGTTTATCGGGCAGCCACAGGGGCTTAATCCCGAAATTTTGCGAACTATGCCGCTTTGATTCAATGAATTGCTCGTACTCATTCATCTTGTTTAATTTTTGTCAAAGGTAAACGGCAGAATATTGCCGTGCAAGTATTTGTGAAACTATTTTCAAAACGGAATACTATTATCATCCAAATCCCGGTTTGCCGTTATTTCTTCCGCCGGTCACAATTTGACGATCCAGTAAATTTAAACCGGGAAGGACGTACCCATCGGCAGAAAATCCAATGTCGGAAGGATTGGAAAACATCACCGCCCATTCAGAAACCCAATCCCAAAACGGCTGCGCTGCGTGGCCTTTCAGCCTCCATTTTGAAGTATCGCCGCCGTCGTGGACAAAGTACATTGCCAGCATTTCATTGCGGCTCATTACGTTCAGAAATTCGGAGTGATTACCTAATTCCATTGGGTCGTTTGGCGATGGCGTAGCCGTGCAAGCGAGTTTGTAAGGAGTGTTTGCAAACGCTTCAATGATCGCGGTTCGGGTCTTGCCTTCAAAGTTCTTCAGTACGCTCGATTCGTCAAGCACAACGCCGGAAAATTTTTCCGTGTCGATGTTTTCGAGTTGATCGTAATTGGAAATGTAGATTTTGGGCTGAATTGGATTGCCATTCATTCTCGCCGGGTCATAACTCCAAATGGGGCCTATCCCGAAACGAAGCGCCTCTTGTTTTGTCTGCCCGGCAACCGCCAGGGGACAAAGTATCAGAACCGGCTTTCCCGTTTTTTTGGAAACCTGATTTGCAAACTCTAATTGCATAAGGGTTTTCCCTAATCCGCAATCGGCGAAGATTGCATACTTTCCTTTTTTGATTGCGGTCTTTACAACGTACTGCTGAAAATCAAAAAGGTTTTTGTTCAGGTCTGAATTTTCAACGTCAAAACCGGACGCTAAAAAGTGCTTTTTCTTGGTTGCAATGAATTGCTCGTACTCATTCATCTTGTTTAATTTTCGTCAAAGGTAAGCGGCAAAATATTACCGTGCAAGTATTTGTGAAAGTATTTTCAAAACGGTATATCCTCATCGTTTTCTCTGCGGTTTGCCGTTATCCCCGCCGATGGAGAATAGGGCGGTGCGGCTGGGAATTGCCCGGTTTTAATGTCAGAGAACCTTGCAAACTGTTCTTCAAATTCAACCTCAACCGTGCCAAGCCCCCCGTTCCTGTGTTTTGCAAAAATGATCTCTGCGATACCTTTTAGGCTTCTTCCATTTTCATCTTCTAAAATCTGATAATATTCGGGGCGGTAAATAAAGCAAACTATGTCTGCATCCTGCTCAATACTACCGCTCTCACGAAGGTCTGACAGTTGGGGTCGCTTGCTTCCGCCCCTTGTTTCGACCGCTCTACTCAATTGAGAAAGGGCTATTACCGGAATGTCCAATTCTTTAGCAAGCGCCTTTAGCCCCTGACTGATCCGGGAAATTTCCTGCTCTCTGTTTCCTCCTTTTTCGCTGGACTTCATTAACTGCAAATAGTCTACAATTACCAGCGAAATATTGTACTTCATTTTCATCCTTCGGGCCTTTGCTCTTAACGCGGTAACGGATATGGCTGCCGTATCGTCAATGTAAAGTTTCAGGCTATCAAACCCCTCTATTGTGGTTTGTAATTGCCCCCATTCGTATTCCTTTACATCGCCGCTCATCATGCGGTTGGAAGAAACCCCGCTTTCGCCGCCGATCAATCGGGCCATTAACTGCGTTTCAGACATTTCCAGGGAGAAAATACCGACGGCGCTATCCTGTTGGGCCGCCCTTAGTGCTATTGACATTGCAAGTCCAGTTTTTCCCATGCCGGGCCTGGCTGCAATAATTATCAAATCCGAATTTTGCAACCCGCCCGTTTTCTGGTCTATCTCACTCAACCCCGTAGGCACACCCGTAACCCCTCCCGATTCCCTTTTCTTTACCGCCGCTTCGATGTTCCGCAAAACCTTCCGGCTTATGTCCTTCGCTGATTTCGCGTCCTTCTTGTTTGTTCCGGCTGTGATTTCGTAGATGGATTTTTCGGCGGCTTCGATCTGCTCAAACACGTCTATTTCGTCTGAAAAACCATCCCGCAAAATGATACTCCCGGTTTCTATCAGCCTCCTTTGCATCCACTTTTCCTGAATGATCCGGGAGTGATATTCAATATTCGCCGAACTGGCTACTTGATTTGACAACTCAATCAGGTAGTAAGCATTCCCAACCTTTTCAAGATCGCCGGACCTTCTTAATTCTTCCGTGACGGTCAGTAAATCAACCGGCTCCGACCTGTTGAAAAGCGAAAGGATTGATTTGTAGATCAGTTGGTGAGAATCCAGGTAGAAACTCTCCGGGCTTAGCAGATCAACAACCTGCAACACGGCCTCACGGTCGAGCATAAGCGCACCAAGTACGGCTTGTTCGAGTGGGATTGCCTGGGGTTGGACTTTTGCGTATGGGTGGGTCATTGCGTTTCGTATTTCGGGTTGTAGTTTATCTCTACGGTATATCCGTTTGTATCTGCCCATTTTGTTAGGCTCCACGCTCTTTTCCTGCGCCTAACAAGGCTCCCCCATTTATTCCGAAGTTCCCATGGCGCAAGTTTTCCGCCCACGAATACGAGATACAATTTTTCCATCTTTCAAAATCGTTTTGCCGGTGGTGTGTAAACCGCCCCGTTTTGTGATGGTGCCGGTTTAGTTGATTGCTTCGCGTCAAAACCCCGGCACGTTGGTAAAAATATCTGGAAGCGATTGCGGAAAAACTTAACCGGGTCTTTTTGGAACCTTTGAACAAATCCTTCATCGGAGGAAGTCATGTAGTTGGAGCAAAACTTTATCAGCACGGTTTTAAATTCGCCCCGGTTGTAGTTTATTTTCAACTCTGAATACCAAAGTTTAACCGTTTCCTCGTTGCCGTCGTTTAGCCAGGCGTTGATTGCGGTACGGGCTTCGTCGGCTGTTTCTATTTTTGGGCTTTTGGGAGGCGGTAATTCGTTTTCTTGCGTGTGCGCTTTATATATGTACCCTTCATCCTTACTCTCTTCATCCTTATTAGTACCGGGTTTCCCGTTTACGGATTCCCCGTTTACGGTTTTACCGTGTACGGAAAAGCCGGTTACGGTGGTGTCTATTTCGGGTTGCGGTTCCGGCTGTACTTCCTGTGCTTGCGGATGCTCAAAAACCTCGTAATCATATCCAGCAAACCGCCCCCTTTCACCTAAAACCTTAATTCTTTTCACGTAACCCGCTTTTATTAGCGCGTTCATCGGCGTGGAAGTCCCTTCGGTTCCGTCTTTACTTCTGTTTGTAAGGTCTGAAATGTTGATTTTCCAGTCATCCGGCAACTGCATAAGGTACGAATGAAGCCCTTTTGCATCCCATTTTAGCGCCGGATTTCGGAGGCAATGAGTGTCTAAAATGACAAAATCTTTGTTCTTTTTGCGGCGGTGTATTTGTCCTGACATAGTGCAAAGTGAGTGTGAGTTAAACGGTTTCGGCTTTGGCGATTGCGGCCGATAGCCACTTTTTAGCAGCGGTTATGTCGGCGGGGAATGTGGCGTTTTGTGACAGTGCTGCAAGTGCTGCCTTTGCCGCAATAAGCAGGTCAATAGACGACGCTATAAGGTCGGCATCGTGGAAGTTGTCGCAACACGCCAATTCTGTTCCGTCAGCGCCAAGCACCCAGTGTTCTGCCTCGTTTCCAAATTCTGTTTTGCAGACAATGTTTTTCCTGTGCCACGGGTATGGGGTGTAGTCTGTTAGTTCAGAAAACTCTACTGTGAAATCCAGGGCGGATGTTGTGTACTCGATTGGACACGGGCACCCGTCACCGCTTGTGCGCATACTATTCTCTTTGCTATGAACGCGAACCATGTCTCCGACGACTTCCAAGACAGTGCCCCTGCACCCTGTTGTTTTATCAACA